CCTGCGCGCCCTGCAGGCCGCGCCCGCTCGCCGCGGGATCGTCGCCGCTCTGCAGGTTGGCGGCGGTAAGACGCTCATTGGCCAGCTCGCGCCGATGGCCTTGGCGATGAGCACGCGCACCGACCGCACGATCCCCCAGCGCCCGCTAAACCTCGTCCCCGCGCCGCTCCTGCGGCAGTGGGCGGATAAACACCGCGAGTGGTCGGCGTTCTATCGGCTCGCGCCCCTGCGGCCCGAGTACGTGATCAGCCACGACCAGCTGAGCCGCCCCGACGCGTCCGACCTCCTCGACCGCCTCGCGCCCGACGTGCTCGTCATCGACGAGGCGCACGCGTTCAGGAACCCGAACGCCGCCCGCACGCGGCGGCTGATCCGCTACATCGTCGCCAACCCGACGACGCGGGTGATCGCGATGACGGGATCCCTCGGCGCCGACACGCTGCGCGACTTCGCCCACCTCCTCGAACTCGCCCTCCGTGAGGGCGCGCCGATCCCCCTGAACGATCACCTCCTCGGCCGGTGGTGCGCGGCCCTCGACCACCGCGGCGAGGCCGAGCGATCCGACTGGACGGCGATCTGGCCTGTCGTGCGGCAGTTCGGCGGCCGCGAGGGCGAGCGCCCTGGCGCCCTGAAGTGGGACTTCGCGCGGCCCTCGATTGACCAGCGCCAGGCCCTCGGCCGGGCGGCCTACGGTCGCCGCCTGCGCTCGACGCCGGGCGTGATTGTGTCGACGGGCTCGGTGTGCGGCGCCGGCCTGCGCGTGCGCTTGTGGCGACCGAGGCCGCCCGACGTGATCACCGCCGCCCTCGCCGAGCTGCTCGCCGCCTGGCGACTGCCTGACGGCGTCGAGCTGGTCGACGCCCTCGAACTCGATCGGCATCGCCGCACGTTGAGCAGGGGGTACTACAACCGCTGGCGGTGGCCCGACTGCTCGGCCTGCGACGGCCGCGGCGATCTACCGGGGCCGCCTGGCGACGCCTTACCGCCCGACGTCTGTTGCCCAACCTGCGGCGGCCTCGGCCGCCTCGTCGACGACGAGTGGATGGAAGCTCGCCGGCAGTGGTCGGCCGCCGTTCGCAACGCCCTCGAATATCAAGCGCGCGCCGGGTTCGACTCGCCCGCGCTGATCGCCCGCGCCGCCGCCGAGGGCCGCGTCGGCAACGACCTGCTCGCGACGTGGGGCCGGTGGGCGGCGGTCAAGGATCGATACCGCCCCGCACCGCCGTCGGAGGTCGTCTGGTTGCCTGGCGCGCGGTCGTGGCTGGCGCGGTCGATCCGCGCGTGGGTTGATCGGGTTGCCCCTCGCGAGTACGAGGCCGACACGCCGCCCCCGACGGGCGCTGACGCCGCCGAGGGCGGCCCCCCGGCGCGTGGGCTCGTCTGGTTCGAGACAAAGGGCGTGGAGGCCGCCTGCGGCGATGCGCTCGGCGTGGGATCGGTGTACGGCGCCGGCACCCAACAACCCCGCGCCGGCGTCAACGTGCCGGCCTTGTCGCGCCGCGTGCACGGCACCGGCGCCGATAGCCTGACGCCGTGGTGGCACTGCCTCGTCGTCGAGCCCGTCGCCAGCGGTCAACAATGGGAACAGCTGATCGGCCGCCCCCACCGGCCCGGCCAGCTCGCGCCGCTTGTGCGGATCGACGTGTTCTGCCCTACGTGGGTTGGCCGTCGCGCCCTTGAAGAGGCGATCGCGAAGACCGAATTCCTACGCGGCCCCGGCGGCGTCGGCGACTTCGCCAAGTTGATCGTGGCCGACTTCGAACCACCCCTTGAACTGGAGATCCCCTCATGACTGACACCACGACCGCCGCCAAGGCGCCACGCCGGGCCGGCCTGCTCGGCCTGCAGGTCAACTCTGCCGAGCGGCGGCGATTCAACGCCGACGCGTTCGGCGAGGGCAAGGGGATCACCGAGTGGATCCGCGACGTGCTGCTCGACGCCGCCCGCCGTCGAGCCAACCCGCCCGACCCGCTGCCGATCCCGCTGCCGCCGTACCTCGGGCCACGGCCGCGAGGGCGGCAGCGGTTGCGCGTCGAGGATCGCCGCACCCTGCAGGAACGCGTCGGCCTGACGGCCGCCGAGCGCGGCAAGATCGAGACCGCCGCCAGGCGCCCCCGCACGCCCGGCAGCAAGGGCCGCAACGCCTCGCGGTGGGCGCGCGCCGTCCTTTACGCCGCGATCGGCGAAGTGCGCGGCCTCACCTCGACGGGGCCGCGATGAAGATCGCGGCCGCCATCGCGCTCGGCGTCGTCGTCTGGTCGTGGGGACTCCACACCGGGATCCGCGTCGTGCGGCGCCGGATCGTCCACCACTACCGGGCGCAGGGCCTGTCGACCGAGGCCGCGGTTCGAGCGACACGCGACATCCTGCGCGGCCGAGGGCCGTGGCCACCCCTTGACAATTACTGATCCCCGATAGTAGAGTCCCCCCGTCGATCTTTCGACGGTTCAACTGTTCAAACGTGCAAAGATTCAATCGCCAGGAGCCCACATGGCCGCCACGCCAACCCCCGCCACCGCCACCGATCCCCCCGCGCCCGATTACGAGGAGACCCTCCAGGAGGAGGCCGATCGCCTCACCACCCCCGCGCCCGACTCGCCGCCGTTTTTGCGCGCCGCCGCCAAGGCGGTCGCTCACGCCGCCGCACAGATCGACGACGCCCGAGGGTTCGGGCGCGTCTATGTTCGACCCCACTTCGCGGGCGGTCGCGTCATCGTCGAGGCCACCGACGGCCACCGCCTTGCACGAGCCATCTTCGCGGGCGACCTCGACGCCCCATTCAGCCTATGCCCGAAGGCCGCCGCGGCCGGCGCACTGACGCCCCTCGATGGCCTCGGCTTCGGTGAATGGCCCGACACCGGCGCGATCGTCGACGGCCCGATCGAGGGCCTCGCCGGCGGCGCCCGGGGTGTGCGGGCCGTCGTCGACCGCAAGGTGCTCACCGCGGCGATCAGAACCGCCGCCGATCGCACGATCGCCGTCGCCGCCGCCGTCGCCGCCGCCAAGGCCGCCAGGGTCGCCCGCGATGCCGTCACCGCCGCCCGCAAGGCCGCGGTTGCCGCGGCTCGTGCCGGGGGCGTCAAGGGCGCGATCGCCATGGCGCGACGCGACTTCGACGACGCCCACCGCAAGGTACAGGACGCCTACGACAGCGCGACGGCCGCGGTCACTCAGGCGCGCGTGCAGCACGTCAAGATCACGATCGACGAGAACGACCCCGCCGTCGACGGCGGGGCGGTGCTTGTCGAGGCGGCCTGGTCGAACCCGAACCCATGGCCGCGGCGGCCGGGCGACGGCGACGGCGACGGCGACGGCGACGGCGACGGCGGTGGGTGGGCGCGCGCGCTCGCCGAGGTCGAGGGCAACGACACCACGTTCGGCATGGACGCCCGATACCTGCTTGCCGCGCTGCGGTCGGTGGCGCCTGGCCGCGGCGGCCGCGTGGCCATCTATCAGCGATCGCCGCTGGCGCCCGTCGCCGTGGCGTCGATCGATCGCGACGACGGGATCACCTGCGCCGAGGTAATCATGCCGAGGAGGTTGGACTGAGGGGGCGCCGGCGTCGGGGGTGGGGAAGCCCCCGGCGTCGGTTGTCTTCGCCGCCGACGTTGTCGGTCGAGGGCTCGGGGGGCATTCAGCCACCGGGGGGCCACCGCTCGACCGACATCGCCGCCAGCGAAGGCGGGCCGGCATTCCGCCGGCGCAAAGAGTCAAAGAGCGCAAAGCGCAAAAGGAAGGATAGAATGGGTGTATTTGGGAAAATGTCGACCGAGACCGCGACCGGCGCGAGCCGCTGGTTCAGCGAGGGCGAATACCTCTGTCGAGTGCGGCGCGCGCCGTTCTTCCAGAGTCAACAGGGCAAGGGTAACTGCGTGGCGATCGAGGTCACGATCGTCGAGACCGTCGTCGCATATGAGGCCGGCCGCGCGTGCTGGATCAACGGCGAGATCCTCGGGGTGAGCAACGCGCCCGGCGAGGTGTGCAGCACGGTCCTACTGCTCGAACGTCAACAGCCGGCGATGGCGAACTTGAAGGGCTTTCTGCTCGGCGCGAGCGGGTTGACCGAGGCGACGATCATTCAAATGCACGCCGACCAGCATAGCCTCTCCGTCGGCGATCCGGCCACGGCCGCGAAGGCGTGGGAAGCCTTCGCCGAGCGGTGCACCGATGGCGAGGGCACGGCCCTCGCCGGATCGTTCGTCACGGCGCGCGTGCAGCGGATCAAGAAGAAAAACGGCGAGCCCTTCACGCGTTGCGTTTGGGAGGTGCCGAAGGCCGAGCTGGTCGCGAAGCACCAGGAGGCCGCCTAGCCTTTCGCGCGCGGCTGACGGTGGGCGGGTTGTTGTTTGAGTTCCACCAGCCGCCAGCCTCGCGCCCTCACCTCGCCGCCGGGTGGCAGCGGCAACGGGGATCAACGAGCGGCCCCGCGCTCGCCCCACCCCACCCCCTCGACCTCAGGACCGCCACTATGATCCGCATTGGATTCGACACAGAAACGCACCTCATTCGACGCGGGCGCCTCGCGCCGCGCATGGTCTGCCTTTCGCTCGCGGGGTGGAACGCTGACGCCGCCGACGGGTGGCTCGTCGACACCGGCGCCGTCAACGGCACCGACGGCCCTGACGAGCGGTGGATACCCTGGCACGCCGACGGCCGCGCCGGCTGGTCGGCGCTGCTCGTCGGGGCCAAGGCCGTCGCGACCTATCGCCAGCTGATCGCCGACGCCGCCGGCAACGGCGGCCCGACCCCGCGCACCGGTGGCGCGCCGTTCGGCGTCGAGCTGGTCGCCCACAACGCGCCGTTCGATCTCGCCGTCACGGCCGAGGCCGCCGCCGTCCACCCCGCCAGCGCCGGGCCGATCCTCGTCGAAACGCTCGCCGCGATTGAGCGAGGCTCAATCCGCGACACCCGGATCCGCGAGACACTGATCGCGATCGCTCACGACCAGCTAAAGAAGGCGCGCCACGGGTACTTCAGCCTCGCCGGCCTCGTCGATCGATACCTCGGCATGGATCGCAGCGCGGAGAAGGGCAAGGCCTCGACGTGCGAGGTGTGCGGCGGGAGTGGACAGATTGACACGCCGGCCGAGGCGCGGGCGATTCAGGACACAATGACCGGCGGCCTCGCCGATGCCGTCGCCGACCTCCTCGCCTGCGGCCCGTGCGAGGGGTTCGGCACCGTCGGCCCCTGGCGCCTGCGCTATGCGCAGCTCGACGGCGTGCCGTTCGATCAGTGGCCGGCCCGTGCGGTGCGCTACGCGCTCGACGACGCCGTCGACGCCCTGCGCGTATGCGAGGCGCAGGACGCCGCCCCCGAGACCGCTGTCGGGCCGCTCACGGTCGCCAGCGGCCCCCTCGACGACGCCACCGCCGGCCGCCTCGTCGTCGACGAGATCCCTCAGCTGCGCGCGGCGTTCGGTTTTCACCTTATGGCCGCCCGCGGGGTGTGCGTTGACGCGCCCCGCACCGCCGCCCTCGATGCCGTCGTCACCAAGATCGCGGCCGAGGCCGCCGAGGTCGGCGTCAGGGCGGGATTCATCCGAGGCGCCGACGGGATCGCCACCGCCGACCCCGATCAGAAACGCGCGCGCCCCGGATCGGGGTGCGTTGCCGCCAAGCACGCGCTCGTCAGCGCGGCCTACGCCGGCGACCCGCCGCGCAATGACCCTACCGACATCGAGAAGGCCAAGGCCGCCGTCGAGGGCCGCGAGCCCGTCGGATCGGTGTGCGCCGATCGCGACGTGCTGCTGAGCACGGGCAACGCCGACCTCATCGCCTACGCCGAGGTGGGCGCGTCGTTGACGCTCGCGAAGACCTACGTCCCGATCCTGCGCGAGGGGGTCGCCCTCGGGCCGGTCGACGGCGTTGCCGGGCCCTGCGGCCCGATCACCTCGTCGCCGAACGTGCTCGTCGCGACGGGCCGCTGCTCGTGGGGCAAACCCAACTGGACGAATCCACCGCGCGACGGCGGGTTTCGCGAGTGCGTTGTACCTCGCCCGGGGCACGTATTCCTGGCGGCCGACTGGGGGCAAGTCGAGCTGAGAACGCTCGCTCAGGTGTGCTTGTGGGAGGGGTTCGGCGACTCGCTCGCGCGGGCCTTCATCGAGGGCCGCGATCCCCACGCCGAGTTCGGTGCCGACCTCCTCGGGATCTCGTCTGAAGATATGGCCGCGCGCCTCGCCGCCGGCGACCCGCTCGCGAAGTCGCGCCGCCAGGTGGCCAAGGTCGCCAACTTCGGATTCCCGGGCGGGATGGGGGCCGAGCGGTTCGTCGCGCATGCCAGAAAGCAGGGCGTGATCCTGCACGACGATCGCGAGAAGGCGATCGGCGTGGCGTGGCAGTTGCACGCCGCCTTTCGCCAGAAGTGGCCCGAGGTGTTGCCGTACTTCGCGTGGGTCGGCAAGCGCACCGGCACCCGCGACGACCCCCGGCGGTTCGTCGCTCGGCAGTACGTCAGCGGCCGCCTGCGCGGCGGGGTCGGCTATTGCGACGGGTGCAACACGTATTTCCAAGGGCTCGCCGCCGACGGCGCCAAGGATGTCGTCTGGCAGATCGCGGCGTGCACGTACTGCGGCACGGCGCCGAGGCATATGCCGCCGGCCGAGGCCGCCGCGGCCGTCGAGGCGCTGCGCGGTGCGCGCCAAGTGCTCTTCCTGCACGACGAGAATATCTTGGAGGTGCCCTGCGGCGACGGATCGGCGCGGTATCCGCTCGACCTCGACCACCTCACCGCCGCCGCCGATGCGCTGACGGGGATCATGGTCTCGACAATGGAGACTGTCTACACCCCCGACATCCCCTCGACGGCCGAGGCCGCGGCAATGCTGCGGTGGGTGAAAGGCGCCGACGAGAAGCGCGACGACCTCGGCCGCTTGTGGCCCGTCGACCTCCCCGACGGCGCCGTGCTCGCCGCGGTGGCGGTGGCGTCATGACGAGATCGACCGGCCACCTCGACCGCTCGGCGCTCGACCCCCGCGAGCTGGCTGGCCTGCTCGATGCCGGGATCCGTCCGATCCCCGAGTGGCCCGGCTACTACGCCACCGCCGGCGGCGACATCCTCAGCGCCCGTCGCGGCGTGCGGGTGGTTCGGTTGAAGACGACCGCCCACCCGCGCACCGGCCACCTCAAGGTCAAGCTGTATCGGGCCGGCCTGCCGCGAGGCCGCGACGTGGGCGTGCACCGCCTCGTCTGCCTCGCCTGGCACGGGCCGCCGCCGCCTGGCGAGGGTCGAACACTGCACGCCGACGACGATCCGACGAACAACCGCCCGGGCAACCTGCGGTGGGGCGATCAGGTGGCCAACAACGGCGACCGCCGGGCCGCGGCCGTGGCCGCCGCGCCCGCACCGACGGGGCGGTTCGCCGCCCTCGAACGCGTGCAGGCCTTCGCCGGCGCGCTCGGCGTCTACGTCGCCGATCCTCGGTGGGGGTTCTAGTGGCCCGCCTGCCGCACTTCCTGCCCGACAAGGCCCCCGGCGTGGCCGATGCTGACGCCGCGCGCGGCCTGCGCTGGCTACGTCGCCGCGGCCGTGCCGACGGCCGCGAGCTGGCGGCGTTTTGGCGCGACCGCCTCGGCCTCACCCGTGGCCAAGGCTACGCCGCCGCGCGCATCCTGCGCACGCTGCCGGGCGTCGTCTACACCCCACCCCCGGGCGGGTGTCGCGACGGCCCCGGGATCTACGACGCCGGGGGCCGACCGTGACGCGGTGGCGGTGGCGCGGCGAGGGCTCGCCGTGCACGGTGCGCGGTTGCGCCGAGCTGCGCACCGTCGGCCCGGCCGTGCACCACGACGGCCCGGGCCCGGCGCCGCCGATAGGGATCAGCCCCGTCGCCGGCGAGCCCGGCGCACCGGCGTCGGGCTGGCGGTGCGCCGCCGGCCATGAGGGGTGGATCCCCTCGGGCGAGTGCGCCGTCGACCTCGCCGACTTCGCCACCCTCGACGACTTCGCCGCGTGGATTGAAGCGCGCACCCTGGCGGCCGCTGACGGCGCCGAGGGGGTCGGATCATCACATCGCACCGACGCCCCCAGCCGTGGCCGCCGTGGGGGTAACAATTGACCGGCCGCGCCGGCCGCTACACCCTGCCGCCGGGCTATCCGCACGTCCTGATCAGCCTCGATCCCGGCGGCAAGCGCCGCGACGGATCGTCCTGCGGCGTGGCGGTGTGGCTGGCCATCGCCGCCGGGCGATCCGATCTGCTCGCCGCCGGGCACGTGCCCGCCGCTGAGGTCGGCGCCTTCATTGAATCAGCCGTGGGCGTGCGCCTCGATGGCCTGCCGCGGGCGTGGATTGTCGAGGCCCCGCATATCCGCGGTGACAGGCACGCCGCTCGCCGGGGCGTGGCCGCCTTGAAGAAGACGATCGCGCGCCTGCGCCGCGGTCGAACGGGCGGCTCGACGTGGCGCACCGTGCGGCCGTCGGGGTGGAAAGGCAACGTCCCAAAAGAGATCCACCACCGGCGCGTCCTGCGCGTGCTCGCGCCGGCCGAGGTCGCCCGGGCGAACCTTGGCGCCCTCGACCCCGACGCCCCTGGATACCAGCACGACACCGCCGACGCCGTCGCCCTCGGCGCGTGGGCGCTCGGCCGCACCGGCCGCGGCGGTGTAGCGGGCCGCTGACGGCCTCGGTCGGCGAAGTCCGCGCGCTGACACCTCGGCGGCCCTGACGGCCGCCCTGCGGCGCGCAGCGCGCCGGAATCGCCATTCCTGACGCACCGCCGGGGGGGTGCGGGGCGGCCCTCGGCCGCACTCGGCCGCCCCGAGGAGTGGCGGGCGCTACACCGGCCACCGGGGGAGGGGGCCACCGGCAGCGCCCGTCACCCCACGGGGCGGCCGAGGGCGCTTAGTCCAGACAAGAGACATCCTGCGCCTGGAAACGCACGATCAAATAGTCCTGCAGCTTGCCGACTTCGCACCGCTGCGCCTTGGTTTCGCCTGTCCGGACGCACCAGGCCCACGCGCATTCCGGCGACATCGGATCGCCGCCGAGTTCGCGCATGCACTGCGGCGGTATGTCGGTGAGTTTGTCGGCGATGGCCGCCTCAGACTCTGCGTCACTCAACGCAACAGCATTGACCTCGGCGACGAGGGCCTGGTTGCCCTCGTTGAGGGTGGCGATCGCGGCGGTCTGCGCTTCGAGCGCCTTGACTGAGCTGTCAGGTTTGAGCGAGTAGCCGGCGATCCCGCCGGTGACGAGTGACGCGACGACGGCGATCGCCGTCCAGCCAGTAGGATCCATCTTCACTCCTCGCCCGGCGTCGGTGCGGGGGTCGGCGCGGGGGTCGGCGCGACCGTGGCCGCCGGTGCGGCCTCAGCGACGACAACCTGCGGCGGCGGCATGTATCCGAGCGCCTGTAGGAGTGGTTGGATGTTGATCCCAGCGAGCAGGGCCGCCGCCATGGCGATCAGCTTCCAATTCGCCGTCCACCAGTCGACGAGTTTGTCGAGGGTGCGGCCGCGGCGCTCGGCCTCGGCGGCCTCGGCGGCGACGAGCGCGGCCTCAGCTTCGCCGTCGGCCTTGACCTTCGCGGCGACCTTGGCCGCCTCGACCTCGGCGGCCGCGATCTCGCGAGTCTCGCGCCTGTTCTCGCGCTCGTTGGCGGCGCCGGCAAACTCGACGAGCTGCGCGGTAAGATCGGCCTGTTTTGCGGTGGTCACTTTCACGTCAGCCACGTCGCGCTCCACGCCGATCAGGCGGTTGTGTGTTTCGCCGGTGAGCGTGGCTGTGGTGTCAATCTTCCCTGATTGCTTCGCCAGCTCGCGCCAGATCTCGCGCTCGACGGCCGCGCCAACTGGCGTCGGCCGGTCGGCCTCCTCGCTGGTTTCGAACTCGACGGGCGGGCCGTCAGTGGGATCGGTCGGTTCGGTCGGCTCGATCACGGGGCTACTCCTCAGCGGCGGCCTCAGCAGCCTGTTGACGCGGGCGAAGAAAACGGATCACGGCATCGAGTTCGCCGAGGCGAGCGGTGATCGCTTGGCGCCGGGCCTCGATGGCCTGGCGCTCGGCCTCGGTTTGCCGGTTGAGTTTGTCGACGCGATCCCACACGCCGGCCGCCTGGAGGATCTGCCGTACCTGCGCCTGGCGCTGGTTCACCAGTGCGTTGAAGTGCGCCTGACCGTTGTCTCGCTCGACGGCGAGATCGCGCGCCTCGGCGACGGCCTCGGCGAGGGGCGACACCGGCGGCAGCACGCCAGGCACGTTGCCGTTCGGTTGCGCCTCGGCGGCGCGCCCGGCCTCCTCTCCTCCCATCACTTCCCCCCCGAGATATCAGACCGCCGGCCCCGAGCGTTCGAGGGCGGCGATCAGTTCGTCGGCAGCATAACCCGCGCTGGCGGCCGCCAGGGCGAACACAGCCAGGGCGACCCCCTCGGCCGGCAGCTCGCCGGGGCACGGCCACGCCGCGCCGTCAAGCAACGCCGCGCCGCGGGCGGCGAGCCACACCGACCAGCCGGCGTGGAACCCGACGCACCACGTGCAGCGCAGGCCCTCGCAAACAAGCACGGCCCACCCCGGCGAGCCGGGGGCGTGAATAGGGGCGCCAGTGGCCTCGTCCAGCTCAACCACCGGCGCCGCGGCGCGTGCCGCCCTGGCGAGGATCCGGACGATCGGCAGCTTGTCATTCTGCAGGGCGAAGGCGAGGCCATAGGCCGCGACGAGTAGCAATAGGGTCGAGGGCAAAGGAGGCCTCCTACTTCTGACGGCGTGAAGATGACCGCCGCCGAGGTGTGGCCGCAGGCGCGGCCTCGCGGGGATCCTCGGCGGCGGGTTGTTGAGGCACGATCCGACAGCACGACGTCGCCGCCGAGTGTTGGAAGATCGACACGTCGGCGCGGCCGTCGCCATCGACATCGGCGATCGCGGTATCGGCGAGGCCATCGCCATCGCAGTCGAACCCGAGATCGATCACGGTGCGGTTGAGTGCATCGAGCAGGAGGGCGCGCTCGGCGAGCACGGCGGCCCGGTTCGGGTGCGCCCGCCCGCGGGCCTCGTCCTCGACGTGTATCAGCCGCAGGACGGCGTCACCGAGGCCGAGGCTCATACCGACGCGCACGCGCCCGTCGTCGCTGGCGGCCTTGGAGTCGGCGCTCACTACGGGTTGACCCTGACGAAGCGCGGCTGGTAGATGATCCGGCCGGTGCCAGCGCCGCCGACGGTGTGCACGCGGCCGATCTCGAACTGCACGGCGCCCGAGGTCGTCGGGGCGGTCGTGGTCACGAGCCCTGAGTTGTCCGTCTCCGACAGGTAGACGAGATCGCCAACGCTCGCGCCGCTGAGGTCGCTGTTCGTCGTCATGACCGTCCCCGGGATCGCCGCGATCTCGACGGGGTTGCCCACCGTCGCGGTATTCATTGCGATACCCCACACCGCCGCGGCAGCCTCGGTCGAGGCGTCGGCCTGATTGACGGTGTTTGCCGCGCTGAGGTAGACGACCTCGCCGGCAGTGATCCCGCCGGTCGCGGCGTTTGGGGTGTCGTTGATGCCGACTTCGCCGGCCGCGGCGAGGTGGATGTCGAGCCCGGTGATCGTGAGATCGGCCGCTGTGTTGCCGAGGTTAACGGCCGATGTCGTCGCCGTGCCGACGTTGACGACGCCATCGGTCGCGCCGGCGCCGCCCTTGATATCGACGTCGCCGCCATCGCCCGTGGTGTCGTTGCCGACGCCGCCGGCGCCGCCGCAAAGCAAGGCATCGCCGCCGGCGCCGCCGTTCTCAGTGCCGCCGCCCACTGCGGGCACGCCGCCCGCGCCGCCAGCAAACGACAGCGCGCCACCGGCGCCGCCTGTTGAGCTGGGAGTCGCGCCGGCCGCGTTGGAGCCACCGACGCCGCCGGTCAGCGCGATAGCACCGCCGGGGCCGGCGGTCGTTGCGTTGGAGCCCGCGCTCGTTGCATCGCCGCCGACGCCGCCAGTTAGCGAGACGCCGCCGCCCGCGCCGGTGGTATTGCCCGACACGTTGTTACCCTTTGCCGTGCCGCCAACGCCGCCAACGAGATCGACCGAGCCGCCCGCGCCAGCAAACGACGTAAAGCCCAGGTTGCCGGCCTCGGTGTTCGCGCCGCCAGCGCCGCCGGTGAATGTGAGCGTGCCGCCAGCGCCGCCGGTGTCAGTGAAGTCGGCCGTGCCGCCAGCGCCGCCGGTGACGCTATACGCGCCGCCGGCGCCGCCATCAGCCGTGCTCTCGCTGACTGTGTTGGCGCCCGCACCGGTCGTCCAGCTGTAGGAATTACCGGCCGTGCTGCTGTTGTTGGTTTGCGCCTCGTCCTGAGTGACGGTGAGGTCGTAGAGGGTCCACGTCGAGTTGCCGTCGATGTCGAGGCTGAGGCCGCCCGCGCCGGTTTCGAGGGCGATGCCAGCGGCGCCGACGTTGTTGCCGATCGTCGTGATGCGCTCGCCTGCCGTGCCGATGTTGATCGCCTGATCGATGTCGTCGACGCCGATCCCGATTGTGCCGCCCGAACTGTCGATCGTCACCGCGCCCGTCGCACTCACATCGAACGTCGATCCGGTGTGGGCGAACGTCGAGCTGAATGACGCCGCGCCGGTCTGCACGAGCGATGCGGCGTTCTCGATACCCTGATCGAACCCGCCGCTGACCTTGATCCCGATCAAGTCGCCGGCGCCAGCGTTTGTCGTGCCGTCGAGAAAGATCGCGTATATGTCGGCGGCGTTGGTGTACGAACCCGCCTGGGTGTAGTCGATCAGGATCCCGTGCGGTCGGCCGGTGTAGTCGGTGCCGTCGAAATTGAAGTCGAGCACCGGGGCTGTCGTCGTGAGGCTGTTCTGATCGAGCGTCATGATCGCCGACGTGATCGTGCCCGTCCACGCGACCGAGCCCGTATCGACGGCGACGGCGCTGCCGCCGTTGTAGGCGGCGTCCATTGTGATCGTGCCGCCGCCGGCGAGATCGACAAAGCTGATCCCCGTGGTGCTACCGCTGCCGGTTTCCCAGATCCCGTCCGTGCCGGCGCGCATGACGCTTACCGTGACCTTGGCGATCGTGGCGCCGGTGTCGCCGACGTTGGCGACAAACTGCCCGTCCGTGAAGTCCTCGACTTGATCGGTGACGCCGTCGGCCGTGCTGCGGATCGTGAGCAGGTTGGCCGCGTGGCTGACGACCTCGTAGAGGCCGTCATTCTCGCCGCTGTTCGCGGTGCCGCTGATCTGGATCAAGTCACTCGCGGCGAAGGTCGCCGCACCGGCCGTGGTGACGGTCGGATCACTCGACGCGTCGACACCGGCAGCGAACACGCCTGAGCCCGCCGTGGTCGTGGCCGTCGCGGTCGGCAAGTAGTTCGCGACGAGGCCGGCAGTCTGCGCGATAGTGGTGGTGTATCCGCCGTTCATGTATAGGTGATTGTCGGCAACAATCACGGTCTCGGTGCTGTTGATCGTCTTTGTACCGGTGACGGTGAGATCGATCACTGTAAGCTTGCCGTCACTGTTGAGGCTGGCCACCTCGGCGTCACCGCTGTCGGTGAAGCCGATCTTGTTTGCGCCGGCCGCGTCACCTATTCGGATCGTAAGATCGCCCCCCGATCCGGCGCGGATGAACAGGTTGTCGTCGCCCTCGATGCCGTGCGCGTCGGCGATCGTTAGTCCCTGGTTGAAGTCGACCGGGGTGCCGTCAGTGGTGTCGTCGAATGTGAACGCGTCGACATCCATGACGACGGAGTCGGCCGAGTTGAGCGAGCTTTCGCGGTTGTCGCTCCTGATTGTCAGGAGCGAGACCGCCGTCGCGGTACTGTAGATCGTCGCGGGCATTCAGACTCCGGGGGGAGGGTCGGCGGGGTCATTATATCGTGTTTGTTACCCCCACCGCCCGCGACGAGGCCACCGGCCGCCCGTTGGCACGTCTGAAGACGGCGCGAGCTGGACGGGGCGTTTCTGCGCTCGCGGGGCCTATGGCCTGAGCAGCACGAACCGGGGCCGCAGAAACACCCCCGGGGTCGAGCTGACGCCGTCGGCGCCGACGAGGTCGCCGATCTCGATGACGACCGAGCCCGGCGCGGTCGGCGCGGTCAAGGTCGCCACGCCCCCGGCGCCCACGTAGACGATCGATCCGTTGCTCGCCGGCGCCGGCGGTGCGGCGAACAACGTGGCGGCAGTCACGCCGCGGTGGGTGGCCGCGCTGATCGTCGCCGGGGCGAGGCCGGCGGCGAGGGCGATGCCGGCGAAGTCCTGCCGCGACGGCAGGCCGGCCGCGTCGTCGGCGAGCTGGCCAAGGCCGGTGGGGTCGATCGAGAGCACCGCCCCGAGGGGCACGGCCTCGGCGAGAATGATCAGCGTGGCGCCCGTGCCCGATCCTGGCGGGCCCGGCGGGCCTGGCGGCCCCGGTGCGCCCGGCGGCCCGGCCGGCCCGGCTTGCCCGGCGACGATCACGCGCGTCGTCGGCACGCGGTCGACGACCGTGGTGCGGATCTCGCTGACGGTGACACGGTCGACGACGCCGCTGACGATCGAGGTCGTGCGCGGCTGGTTGACGATCGAGGTCGTCGGCACGCCGTTTACAATGACGGTGACGCAAGCCACGGGCGCCCCCTACGGTGACGGCGAGGTGATACCCGGCACCACGTCGACGACGCCCTCGACGAGCCTGTCGGTGTCGCCGGCCGTGGTGACGAGCAGATCGTACACCCACCGCGCCGGCGCGGTGAGGGGCGGGCTACTCGTCCAGCTCTCGGTGGCCTCGACGCGGATGTCGATCTCGCCGAGGGCGCTGAGCGTCAAGCTGCCGACGGGGGTGGCGGCCTCGGTCAACTCGACGATCACCGTGCCGCCGACCTCGTCGCGCACCTGCAGTTTGGCCGTGCTCGACGAGAAGTCGATCGGATCGCCGTTCTCGTCGCTGACGATCAGGCGGTGCCGCAGGGTCGCCCCCACCTCAGCCTTCAAGTTGACGATCTTGTCAGATCCGATCGTCATAGTCGCGTGCCCTCGGTGAACTTCACCCCACTCAGCGTCAGGCTCCACAAAACGACATCCTGAGCGGGCGTCCCGTCGACATCCATCTCGATCGCCAGGATCAGCGAGTCCCCCGCGTAATAGTCGGCGATGTCGAACGGGCCATAGTTGAGGGTCAACGGTCGATCCTGCACGACCCCGAGCGGCGCAAGCCCGATCACTGAGTCGGCGGCCTTGGAGGTGAATGTTTCCGCCGCCGTCGCCGCGCGAGCCACGGGGACCGGTGCACCGCCTGAGTCGGCGATCAGCACGCCGCCAGCGGCGAGGCGTAGCAGCGAGACGACGATCTCAGGCGCCACCGTGATCGGCGCGCCACCGACGAGGCTGTAAGTCAGCGTCATTGTGATAGGAAAGGCGGTACAAAGCCCGGCCGGGATCTGCCCCTGCCACGCCGCGCCGTCGCCGGCGCCGTTGAGTAGGCCCTTCTTCAGTTTCTGTGTCCAGCCCGTCGGCAAGGCGCCCGTTCCAACTGCGATATTCGCGTCGGCGGCGCCCGCGATCTCGCCCCATACGTTGCCGACACCATACAACTCGGCCCGCCACATCGACAGCCCGCGCGCCGACATCTGGCCGAGCGCATTAACGCCCCGGCTGGACTCCATGATCCGCAGTCGTTCCCAAGTCGGCGCCGTCGTCAGGAGTGACACGACGCGGATCCGGGTGTGGTAGGCGACATGGCCGAGCACCGTGCTCAGTGCCTGCGTCGTCAAGTCGTCGATCCCGAGGTGGACGTCCTCTTGTGAGCCCGCCCGCAGAAACAACTGATCGGCGTAAACGTACTGCTCGCCCGCACTGACGGCCATTGTGCCCACGGCGACCCATGCGGCGCCGTCCCAAACCTCGACGACATAGGCGCCACCCACGCCCGCCGCCGTCTGATCTAGCACCCACCCCCAGTGTTTGAGCTGCACCCCCGCGGGGGTTGTTCGCTTTGATGCGATATAGATCGCGTGACCGGCTGTGAGTCCCTGAAAACTAAACGTCGAGCCGGATCGAGAGGCCGCCGCCACTGTCACGTCGGTCTGGTTTCCACCGGTCACGACCGATCCAACCATTGTCTCAGATCCGTCGGTGGTCGCGACGTGGATGCCGTCGCTATACGGGGCGCCCCGCCCGACCTCGAAACCACTACCCAACTCAGGGAAACCCAGCGCCAGATCGGCGCCGATGAGCCGCTGCCGCGAGTCACGTGTTTGGGCCTCCGCCTGGTTAAAAGACAGCGCGAAGTCCGCGTTCCCTGCGGCAGCTGGGGGAAAGTCGAAGAGGGGATCGAGTACGCATCCGGAGATCCGCACGGTCATACCCACGCCCGTCAGCGCCGGATCCACCCACACCGATCGCAGCGATGCACTGATCTTGCCGCCGCTGATCACCGCTGACACCCCGTTCGCTGTAGCGTGCAGTGCGTTGGCGACGTCGAAAATGTTTGGCGAGTAGATCCGGATCGTAGCGGTGCCGCCCACCTGCACGGCGTCGACGACGCCCGTGTTGCCAATGTTGATGCCTTGGCACTGAAAGAGACCGGCCCCACCCGCCAGCACGACCGCGCCGATCGCCCCGGCCGACTGCGGACAGTGCACGTCGTCGAGCGCCAGCACGCCCGAGTCGACGTGAAAACACGCGGCGAGGCCGCCCCGTTCGCACCTTGCGCTGCCGATCAGTTTGCCCGCGCCGCTCTTGAAGATACCGAACCCGCCGCCGGCCGCCCCGTCGCCTAAGATATTCAGCCCGAAAACAGAGGCCGTGCCCGCAATGTGCTTGATCCCAGCAAACGCGGCGGTCGGCACGATCACCGTGATCTCGCGGACTCCGGATCCTGCGCCGAGCGCGATGATATCGGCAACCGCCGCCGCCGAACCGATCGCCGTTGTCAACCACGATCCACCATCGAGGACGACACCCGCCGGAATCGTGAGCCCCGACTCAGTGTAGATACCCGGGCGAACCCGCACGAGATCGCCCGTCGATGCTGCCGCCAGTGCGGCCCCCACAGTCAGGTAGGGTAGATCCTGACTGTAGGGTGTGCCCGTTCCGTCGTTGCCGTCCTTCGCAACCCATACCGTAGCCGCCGTCGGAATCGCACCTGCACCCCACGCGGGGTTCGCTGCTGGACCGCCCGACACCAGCACCTCGCCAGCCGCGCCAGCCGGTAGTCGTAGCCAGCCCGCCCCGCCGTGGTACAGGACGTCGCCTTGCGCCTCGCTGGCGATCTCCATGTTCGCGAAGTTGAACGCATCGGCCGCCACGCCGAGGGGGTCGTAGGTTGCGGCGAGCATATCGCCGGCGGGGTTTCCCCAGAACAGCAGGCCGGCGCCGCTGTTCGTCAGCACGCGCCCCGGCGACGAGGTGCCGACGAGCCGCTGCCACGCGCCAGCGCCGCGCACGATCAGATCGCCCTGCGCTGACGCCGGGATCTCCATGTTCGCGAAGTTGAACGCATCGGCCGCCACGCCGAGGGGGTCGTAGGTCGCGGCGAGCATGTCGCCGCCGCCAGGCACGGCGACCCACAACGGATCGCCGCCAACCCCGACAGTCTGCAGGAACTCGCCGGCCGCCCCTGGCGATAGCGACGCCCAACCGCCCGCGGCCTTGAAGTAGAGTGCGCCGTGGGGCGCTGGCGGCTCGAAGTCGAGCTGATCGAGGCTGGCGGGTGCGGGTGTGAGTGGTGCGATCCCCATTAATTCGTCTCCAGCACTGACGGCCCGAGGGTGACGACGGGGGCGAGCGTCAGCACGCTCGGCGGTGTCGCCCCGTCGCCGGCATCGCCGGCGACAACGCGCAGCTCGATGTAAATGCGATCGAGGCCGGCAGTATCGAACCGCTCAACGAACCCACGGGTGTCGACGTTGTAGGTCGCGCCGTTTGCGCGCCGCCATGTTCCGGGGGCATTGGGGGGCCGTGCGGCGAACCAGGCGATCGCCTGCGCGGTCGCCGCGTCGGCGATGCCGGCCAGCTCACCCGTACCACCGACGACAGCGAGGCTGATCGAGTAGTCGGGCTCAGCGATGCCGCGCAGGAGGATCGTATCTACGGGGCCGCCCGCGCCAGTGCTGTCGACGGCCGTGGCCGTGACGATCGTATTCGCCGGCGCTGAGGCGGCGATGCCGTCGGCGACACCTTGCACGAGCGCAGCGGCGTCGGCAGGTAGCTCGACGCTGGCGTCGTAGTCGACCGTGTTGCCGTCGACGATCACCCGGTAGATCCCGACGAGCAGATCGGCGACGGGCACGGTGATCCGCGCGCTGCGTCGGTGCGCCTCTTCGCGCAAGTCGACGACGACCTGCGCGCGGGGGCTGTTCTCAAGTGATACGCCCGCGCTCGGCGCGGCCGGGATCCCAGTGTACGCGGCCTGAGTGACCCACTGCGGACGGCGGGCGCCGAGTAGTACTGAGAGGATGTTGACGGTCTCGTAAAGGTCGGCCACGGCGCCTCCTTGCGCGAGTGTAACCCGGGGGCGCTGCCGCCCCGGGCCGTCACGCGCGAGTGATCGGGATCAAAAGCTGGCGCAGCGCACCGATCGCACGTGCGCCCGCGGCCGACGGATCGACCCGCTGCCACCACCCCGTCCGGGTGCCTCGAAACAGCCGCGGCGCGACGTTCGCTGCGCCGATCGGCTGCGCCACGAACAGCGCGTGGCCGTCTGTCGCGATGTCGTGGATCCGGTGGTCGAGCGGCGCGTCACGATACCGCCAAACCTGCGCGAGCGTATCGCGGTCGAACACGTGCAGCGCCCCGCCTTGGCCGGGGCCGGGGAACACGCGATCCGAAGTAGCGACAAACAGGCGCTCGTGATCGATCTTTACGGATCGGATGTCATCAGAAAACGGCGGCGACGTCATCGAGGCGATCACGTCACCGCCGGCGAGGCTCCGGACGTCGACTTCTTGCCCTTGCCCGACATAGAGGCCGCGGCCGTCGGCGGCAAGCATGCGCGGCAGTGTCGACAGGGTCGCCTGGATCTTGTCGAACTGTAGGGCGTCGGTGCCGTTGCCACCCTCGCCGCTGTTGTCGAAGCCATCCGAGGCCCGCACGGATCGGAGCGTTGCGCCTGAGACATGTCCCGAGGCCGCGCCGGCGACGAACACTTGATCGCCATACACCGCCACCGATTCGAGCGCGGCGTTGTGGTCGAACCCCCAAACCGTCGCGCCCGTCAGTCGATTGATTCTCTTGAGTTGCTGGCCGAGAAACGTGCCGGCAACGTAGATAAACGCCTCGTCCCACGCGATGTCGTTGATCGTCCCGCCGCCGAGGGCCTGAGAGAAGACGAGCGCGCCGGTGTCGTGGTCGTGGACGTGTAGTGTGTTGCCGAGCGAAAACGCGACGTGGATCCCGTCAGCCAACAGGTGAGGCACGTGCCCTGCGCCGAGCAGATAAGTCGCGATCGCCGTGCCGGATCCGTCGCGACGGAATGATCGAATATCGCCGGTCGCGGGGGCGTCGTCTGGCTCGCCGAGCTGCGCGACGATCGATCGCCCCGTCGCAGCGATGGCCTGCGCCCCGCTGCCGAGGCCGAACGCGTCGGCGGTGTGCGCCGTGCCGGGGATGTCAGCCTCGTCGCCTGGGATCAGGCATGTACCCTGGAGGGGGAAGGGCGAGGCCACCCCCACCTCGATCGCCTCCTCGGGAGACTCGAACCGCGAGGCCACGTCGCCGGCGTGCTGCACCCACTGCGTTAGGCGATTCCACATCCAGTTGACCGTGTTGTAGGGCGGGAACTCCTCCAAAAGCCAGCCGCCGGCCTGCTTTGTCACGGGTGGCTCCTTCACGTCCTCAGCAGGGACGGCCGGCGCGCTTGCCCAGTCTGGAGTGTCTGTCGGTCGTGGTGTCGTGCTCATCTTGTCCCCCTACAGTGCCCGCGACCATACGCCGACATCAAAAGGCGAGGCGTCAGGGTCGCCCGCAAACCCAAAGTAGCCCTCAGCCGCTTCGGTGAGAAACACGCACACCCCGGCAGGCTTGATCGATCGGAGTAGCGCGGCCACCCGGCGCGCCCTCGCTCGACTCATGAATCCGGCACTGCCGCGGCGGATCTGCAGACTGAAGCACGCCGGGTAGATGTCGCGATACACCACGACGCTCGGCGCGGTGATGAGCTGCGCGATCGTGATGATCTCGTCACGCGTGCCGATCGACTTGTTCGCCAGGATCCTCGCGCCGATCAGCACGCGGTAGTCCTCGTCGTTGAGGCCGCCGCGCGGCTCGCCGACGAGCAGCCCCCAGTGGTCGAGGTCGTGATCGCTGGCGGCCGTGAATGTCGTGCTGACGAGCACTGAGAAAATCTCGTTTTCGATCGTCTGCACGCCGCCGGCGAGGGCCTTAACCACCGCGCTCGCGTTGGGTTGGCACCGCCACTGCGCCAGAAGATTCGACACCGCGATCGCGCGGTGGTTCGGGATGAAGACGATCGTGTCACCCATGGCCGGCCCCTACGGTGTCGCGTCGACGATGTTGATCGCGTTGAAGACGGCCAGCTCGGGGGCGAGCACGACGACGTCGCCCTGCGCGTCGATGCGCCCGGGTTCGGACGGGGCAAATCCGATCGGCGAGATCACCGACTTGACGCCCTCGATCGCGCCGATCTCGGTGATCATCGCGAGCTGGTTGACATCTTCGCCGAGGGCGAGGGCGAGGCCGAACGCGACCATGGCCGCGTCGATCTGCGGCTCGACCTCGGCGAAACTCGGCGGCAACGGGTTCGAGATCGAGGGCGCCTCCATGACGACCTGGATCCCCATATCGATCGTCAGTTGTGACGAGAAGTCGAACCGGATCGTCTTGTCGCGCAGATCGGCGCCCTGCACAGTGGCCACGATCGATCCGTTCGAGTCGATGCCGGCGGCGAGGTTGTCGTAGATCAGGCGGGCGATCACCTCTTGATCCCCGGCCGCCAGAGTCGGGTGGATGATCACCGCGATCGAGTGGGGATCGATGCTGACGCCGTCGACGACCACGGGCAACAGGTCGTCGTTTTCGAGCACGAGTACAGCCTGCACGGCCGCGAGTTGAAGGAGGGCGGCCTGCATTGCGGCGGCCGAGGTCGACCCGCCGATCTGGAGGCTGTTCTGCCGCCTGACGCGCAGTTCGTCGTCGGTCTCGCGGTCTTCGCCAGTGACGCCCGCGGCGGTGTTCGTAACACCCGTCCAGCCGACGACGGGGGTGATGATCTCCCACTGATCGCCGATGACATCGGCCGGCACTTGTGTCGCGCCAGGCACGCGCGCCACGGCGCGGGCGTCGACCGTCAGCGCCGGGGGGATGATCACGTCCTCGTCGATGTCGAACAGCTCGCCGCCAGGCAGGCGCCGCACGGTGCGGCCGACGAGGACTGACGTCCCCTCGGTGCCGAGGATCTGCAGGGTGACGACCGTGGCCGTCGCCGCCTCGCGCACGACGCCGATCGCCAGCGCCAGTGATGAGAGGGCGTCCCCCGTGGCGTTGCTCGGATCGCGGGCGTCGTAGACGGCCTGCAGGGCGTCGGCGATGTCACCGACCCGCGTGGCCATGATCGCAGTGAGGCTGTCGAGCAGGAGATCGCGATCGTAGTCGACGACGACCCCGAGCAGGACGTCCAGCTCGGCGCGGATCTGTTCGAGGATGTCGGCAGCGCGGGGTACGTCGAGCCCTTGATCTGTTAGCGGCATGATCCCCCCCTATATGCCGGCGATGCGACCCGACACCGGGTGAAACGATATCACCGCCGGCGTCGAGTTACCGAGGCCGACGATCCCGACAAACGAGACGACGGCCTCGTCGGCGGGGTCGAGGCCCTCGATCACGACGTCGCCCTCGATGCGTAGGGCGCGTGTCGCGTTGTCGAACGCGACCGCAAACGAGGTCACGCGGATCACGCCGGGCGTCGTCGATATCTCGGCGAAAACGACCGCGCCGATCGCCGCCTCGTCGGGCGGTTTCTGCTCGCGCCACGCGAGGTACGGCAGGCCGACAAACCGATTCAGCAGGTACTCCCCGAAGAAAGTGCTGAGCCGCGTGCGCACGCGCTGCAGGATCAGCGCGGGGCCGGTGATCAGGTTTGTCGGGATACGCAGATCGCCGGTGAGTGTGTCGATCTCGACATCGAAAGCCATGGCCTACTCCGTTGTCACTTTGAGCGAGCGGTGGATCCCGCTGCTCACGGTGCCCTTGAATGTCGCCTGAGCACCCTGGAAAGTCACCGCGGCGGCCTGCACGCCAGGCGCCCACACCGCCGGCGCGCCGGGCGCAGCGAGCGCGGTGATCAGTAGATCAAAGGCCGTCAGCCACGTCGCGAGGTCGGTCTCGAACGTGTCGCCGTGTAGCAGGGCGTGGATCGCCGTGGGGCCGGCGCCTAGCTTGACGAACAGGCCAGCCAGCACGACCGCGGCGGCATCGACGGCGCCGACGCCGAGCGGCGCGGTGAGGGGGTTTGCCGGGCTGGCCGAGCGGCCGCCGGGGTAGCAGACCGCGTCGGACAGATCGAACCGCCGCGCGTCGAGGGGGATGTTGGTTGGCGCGCCGATCGTGCGCCACTCGTCGGTGGATCGTTCGGCGACGACGACCGTGACCGGATCCCCTGGCGTCAGCGGCCCGTGGAGCGACCACGCCGGCCCGGCGCCCCCACCGCTCGGCCACACGACGGGCACGTTCGAGAGCACCGGCGGGGGCACTACGTCGGGGCGCTCCATGTCGAGCAGCACGTCATCGATCCGGGCGTGGAGGGCGGGTTGGATCGTCGCCGTCTGCAGCGCGGGGTTGTAGGTCACGATCGTCGCCGGGAAAGACGTGTGGACCTTCGCGAGGCCGACGCGCACAAACTCGCGGATCACGTCCTCAAGTGTGGGCTCCTGCGTTCCTGTTGTCATTTGTTACCCCCACCGCGAGCCTAACCGCCCGCGTCTATGCCCCGGGTAGTTTGCCCGTGATCTGCACGTAGAACGGCACGTCAAAGCCGCTGTCGCCGTGGAACACCACGTCGCTCGCGGTGTACGTCCCGTTGATCTCTGCCGACTGCACGACAAAGGGCTTGCCCGGGCGCATATCCGCGTCGAGCAGGCCGACGATCTCGATACCGCCGCGATCCTTCTTTACCGGCGCGCCGATTAGGTTGCCCTTCGCCGAGCTAAACAGCGGGGCCACACCCGGCACGGGCACGCCAGCCGGTGAGAAGTAGAAAACCCCGTCGCTAATCCACCACTCGCCGCCCACGCTCGCCGCGATGCGGTCGAGGACGTCGCGCGCCTCGGCGTGAAACGTCGCGCCCTGCGCGAGGGTGACGTCAGGCACGACCGAGATCACCCCGACGGGGAGCGCGAGCTGGCCAGCGATGGCCGCCACGACCGCCGACATCGTCACTGAGGTCGGGAACGACAAGGCGACTCGGTTGAGTTGATACGCGCCGGGGCTGTCGGCCGCCTCGATCTCGGCGATGCGGTCGGCCCCGGCGCGCTCGACGCGCAGGCCGTCGCGCACGACCTCGCCGAGAAAAATGGACCGCGGGATCCCCTTGCCGCCGTCCGGTAGCAGCGGATCGCCGTACCCCACCGCGAGCCCGACGGTTGGCAGCGGCCCGTCGTCAAGTAGGCCGAGGGTTAGTGGGTTGGGGTTGTAGACGCGGATCGACGCGGTGTGCGGGTTGCGCCCCTTGCTCATCGTCACGCGAAACGCCACGCGCAGATCGGCGAGGGCGAGGCCAGCCACCCCGGCCTGCCCGATCGAGAACGTCACCCGCCGACCGAATACGCCAGGCACTACGGCACGATCGTTACGAGGAGATCAGGGAACGCGACCACGACCGGTGGGAAGTCGTCAGCGTCGACGAGCACGTTGCGCACCGATCGCCCGAGTTCGCTGCGCGAAAAGGGATCCGACCGGACGGCGGCGTCGACGACGAGGATCGGCGACTGCGGCAAGCCAACCACGCGCAGGCCGGCGAGCGGCGCCCACCGCGGCGACACGCGGCGCCCCCGCACAAGCGCGGCGCCGGTCTGCTCGCCGTCACCCAGCTCGAACACGTCGAGATACCATGACGCCGTCCGGTTGCGCCACGTCAGTCGAACGCGCACCTGGCGATCCCCCCACGCGATCGTCATGAGGTGCTGAGGCTCGTCAGGAAAGGCGGCGATCTGCGATATGGTCAAGGTGCCCTCCTAAGAAGCGAACGACAAGCCCGTCAGTAGTACCGACGTGGGGGGCGAGGGTGGAACAAGCGGCGGCTGAATGCCGGCGTTTGCCGAGCTGGCGACGCTGGCCTCGACGGCCGGCGCGGGCTGCCTGGCGGGGATAGGGACCGAAACCGCCAGCGCGATCCGGATCTTCTTCAACGCGACATCGAAGACGATCTCTTTGCGCCCGTCGATCCCCCAGTCGTAGGACGTGATCATCATATCGGCGAACACGCCGCGCGAGGTGTTGACCGTGACAAGCTGGCCTTCGTTGCGCTCGAAAAACCCCAGCGCCAACTCCACCGCCGTCGGGATCGGCACGAGTAAGGGGGTCTCCGTGATACGCCCGCGGATCGTGATCGTGATCGGCTCGACCTGCGCATGATCCGAGACCGCCGCGCCGAACTCGACGGGGTGTGATGTCACCGAGATCCGCGGCGAAACTCGCACAGAGTCGACGTTGTCGAACGTGAGGATGTCGACGGCGACGAGCTGGTTAAATATTGCGGTCATCGATCACCCCCGCGTGTGGCGTCCATGGCCCGCTTTCGATCGGCGGCTGTTCGCCGATATAGAATATCGGCGATCTCGTCGGGCGACTGAATCGCCGCGACGTTGATCGTCGTGCCGTCTTGATTGACTGTGGTTGTCGACGCGCCGCCCGCCAGCTGCGGCCGCGGCCCGAACCCTGCCGACAACCCACCAAAAAAGTCGCCGATACCACCGAAGATCTCCTCGTTTCTATTGGTGGCGAGTTGCCCGAGGCCGACGGCGCCGAGCGCCGCGCGCCCTCCGGGCCCCGCCGCCGTGCCGAGGCCGGCGAGGTTGCCGGCGGTCACGTTCGCGAAGTCGCCAGCCCGCCCGAGGATCTCGGCCATAAACCCGCCGAAGTCCGACGCCGCCAGGGCGACGAGGTCGAACGCGTCGGCGATGTTGAGGAGGACGCCTTCGACGCCAACGAGAAACGCGATAATCCCGAGGTTGATCCCCGCCTTGAGCGAGGCGACAACGATCGTCCACGCGCG